CTGTGTTTTATCTCTACCACCAAACAATCCACCAACAGCACTAGCAGTTTTCCTTAAAAGACCACCACCACTTCTTTTATCGAAATCAAACAAATTGCCCGTCATCATATCTGCAGTTCCTCCCGCAACACGAGAACCAGCCTTAACAGTTTTCCTTAAAAGACCACCACCACTTCTTTTATCAAAATCAAACAGATTACCTGTCAACATATCTGCAGTTCCACCAGCAACACGAGCACCAGCCTTAACAGTTTTCCTTAAGAGTCCACCACCACTCCGTTTATCAAAGTCAAATAAATTACCTGTAAGTTGATCAGCAGCACCACCAATCATACGTTTCAATCCAAATCCACCACCTCTCTTATTTTTACTACCAAATGTAGAATACCCCTTCACTTTAAGATTACCTTTTCTATCTGTGTAGATAGCTTCTTCTGGAATTCCTTTCAATATCATTATCTGTTTCTTTACTTCATTATGTTCTGGTGAACCATAACCATAGATATCCATTGCATTATTTGCTGCTTTCTCTAATTCCATTCTCCGCATTAATTTCTCAGCATTTGACTGATTCATATTACCAGATACTACTTGACCTCTTTGCATAGTAGCATTCTGACTAGTTCTCATAACCTCTCCACCATTATTTAAAAACTGAACTAAACCACCACCACTGAAAGCATTTCTAAGTGCACCATCTGCAAGAACTGCATCTCTAGTTTCTCCATCAACTCTCAATTTCCCATCAAAATAAGAATAAGGTTTTACAGACCCATCAGGTTTTATTAAATTATTATCTTGCATAAATTTAATATCTGCTGCTCTTTTCTTTGCACTTGTTGCCTTTGCTGCATCACTAGCATTAAGAATAGGATAAAGTGTTTCCTCTGGTATACCTACAAGTCTCCCCTGCTTATCAGGATATTGTACAACATCCATAAAATTAATATTTTCATATCCAGGAACCTTACGTATCTCTTCAACTAATTGAGTCTGATGTTCTATCAAATCAGGCATACCAACAGAACCACCAATATCAGTCATACTATCCTCAGTTTTATGATCTATTACTTCTCCATTTCTTGTTTTTGTAGTTGACTTACTTTTAAATTCTGTCTTATTGAAAACAAATTGATCTGGCATTATTTGTCCAGGTCCATAACCCATGACCATACCACCACCAGAATATCTACCAAATAATGGTATATTAGTTCCACCACCAGCAGCATTCATACCCTCTAGAGTATTCACACCCCATTTTTGAACTGCATCTTTACTCATCACAAACTCACCAGGAGTTAACATTGCAGGAACTGTATCTGTATTACCACTTCCAGGAACCGTTCCACCTTTATTAAATCCTTGACGACTCTCTGTCATCATATCTTTTAATTGAATAGCCTGTTTTTGATTTTCTGTAGGATTTTTAGAATCAAATCTCTCACCAGCAACCTCTGTATACTGTTCTGAGGTGGTAGATGATGTCTCATCAATAGTTGATGTATCATCAAGATCCCGACCACCTCTATTAGGATTTTTATCTATAGATTTATTACCCTGACCAACTTGATCCTTTTTATCTTTTTTACCTAAAGCATTAGCAGCAAAAATTAAACCCGTAACACCAGCAATCGTTAATGCAGCGATAGGATGTGCCTTAATAAATCCCAAAACTGCTACTGATGCTGCTGCCATTTTTGTAATCATAGCCCCAACAGCTATAACAAATCCCTTAATCATCGGAACTAAAGGTGTAGCAAATAATAAGAATCCAGTTAAAAATACAGGTGCCCAATCAACTAAGAATTCAACCAAATTATCCAATTTCTTTCTATTTCCTGGCTTCTGCATCCACTCAAAAAGAGCAAAAACTGTCTTCGCAAGAAGAAACTTAGTTAAGAAAGATCCTATTTTTTCTAAAAAACTCTTAACAGGTTCTGCTGCTTTTTCCAAAGCACCACCATCCGTATCTTTGTCACCCTTCGCTTCTAAATCTTCTTCTTCCTTTTGTCTTTCTGCATTTTCTGCTGCTATTCTCTCTTTTTCTGCTGCATCTCGAAGTGCATCTTGTTTAGTTTCCAATAAACCTAGAATACCTTGAACCGATTCCCGAATATCAGTTAAAAGACCTAATTTATTAGTTGGTTTGGGTGCTTCTGGAGGAATATAAGAATCTTCCCAAGGATCTGGTATTAACTTCTGTTGAGGAACAGAACTAGTTTTAGATGGAATAAAGTTTTGATTAGAAGATAACTTTTCTTTATCTTCTTTATCTTCTTTATCTTCTCCGAATAATTTTCTTCCTAAAAATTTCTTAGGATCAAAATTATATCCTTGAGCATATGCTGTCTTTATTGAACGAAGTATACGACGATCTTTAAATAATTGTACTTTTTCACCATCAATAGAATACTCTACGGGAATCCCATAATGATTCTTTACAATCTCTAGTATATTTTCAAAATCATTAGGATCGGATGGATCTAATCCTAACCTATTAGTATCAATAAAAGTAATTCTTGTTTTAACTAATTCCTCTGCTTCTTCTATAGTATCGACAATACCCAAATCTAAAAGAATCTGAACAGCTACACCATACCTATCCTTTTTCTTGGTTTTTACCTTTAGTATGGCAGTACGAGGTGCTTTCATCTAAGATTTATTTTGTTGTTGCTTTAATTTTTCATCCTCAAGATGTTGCTGTAATAGAGCCACATAAATGTCCCTCTCCCAAGGCATCATATTTTCAATTTCCGTTAATGAATATTTATGATACTGCATTAAGGCAAAATTTAACTTAAAATAATTCTCCAGATCCATATGAGCGAGGGCTACCCGAAAAAACTGGATAATCCCTCCAAAATTACTTCATTTTCAACTTTAGTTTTAGGATTCTTCACTTTCACTGTGTGAGAAAGTTTAGGCATTGTCTCAAAAAACTTCTCAACATTTTTAAATTGAGTAGAATTCATTTGCTCCAAAAATTCTAAAATCTCTTTTTTAGTAAGATCCTTACCTTCCCAGACTTCATTCTCATTGTAAATTTTATCAACACAAGCAGCAATTAAATCAAAGGAATGTTGCATAGTATCCTTTGTACTCTTCATATTAACGTCAAAATTACTCTTAATAAACTCCTCTAAAGAAGGATATTTCAATTCCATAATCAATGAATCATCAATTCTTACTTCATTAGTATGATCATCATCTCGAACTACCTTAATATCATCAATAGCAACAGTAATAGGAACCTGAGTTTTACCATCATCAGGACAGATAATATTTAAGTCAACTTCCTCTCCTACAGATTTGCCTCTAATATTTAAAAATAGATACTCTATATCAAAAGTAGGAAGTGCTTCCACCTTCACTGTTTTTTCACTAATACAACTTTTTATAACAGTCTTAATTGCTGTAGTTATCTGTTTCGTTTCTTCACTTTCTAATGCAAGAAGTAAAAGTTTTTCTTCCTTAACTAAAAAAGGTCTATAATGAATTGTTTCTCCGTTTGATGGCAATTCAAGTTCATACGTGGGAGTAGCAATCTTTGGTAATGGCATAATATCCTATAAAATTCAGTGGTATATTTATATATATACCTGTTTTTAATAAACTTTTTGTTGCATAGTATATCTACTATAACTAAAAGATACATTTATCTTTAACAACTCAGAACCATCATAACTTATTGGCATTGTATTATATGAAATTGGAAATGCTCTTAAAAAATTATATATTGTCGCAGTATTAGGGTCACCCCATTTATTATCAGTACCACCCACTATTGGATCAAACTGGTTTGGAGAACTACCTCTACCATCAAAATCAGTTAAACCAAAAGTAATAGCATCCAATGCTCCACCAAAGTTTTTCTTAATTGCTTGCCCCACATCTGAAACATCTCCAGGTTGTTCCTTAGATGCAAAATGCTTCTCAAATTTATAAATGTATATACTATCTGTTTTGTATTCATCAGGGAATGCCATTCTATAATTATAATTGGAAAAATTTCTAGCATATCCATTATCAGTTCTTTCATCAGCAATAAATCTCATCCAATTCTCTAAGACTCTAATTGCTTTATGATCATGATCTACGTAAAAAGTAGCATCTACTGTATCATCAAAATTTCTTCTATATGCATGTTTTTCATTAACTCCAGTATAATCATCGACTATATCATGAGTGGCAAAAGTTGTTCCAGGAAGAGATGTCTCAGTACATGCTAAAAGCATATACTCGTACATATTACTATCAAATTTAACTCTATTAAATCCTGCTCCTTGCTTCTCATTCATAAAATCTTTAACCGCCCCAGGAGGACGCATTGAAAACTCATAATTTGTAGTGGTAGCAGGTCTTAATAACCTTGCTTTTAATTGAGATACTGTTCTCTTCTTAGGTATATCAGGTAATATATTAGCAGGTCCACCCCTAAATGTATCTTGTATAAATCCTAAGACCATTTTATAAATACTATTTGAACTTGTATATTATGTATAAAGGATGGGAAGAACATATAAAAGCATCTATCATCCAGCTTTTCCAAAAAAGTATAGAGGAAACCCTAATAACATCATTTGTAGAAGTAATTGGGAGAGAAAATTCTGCAATTACTGTGATATGAATAAGAATATATTGGAATGGTGCTCAGAAGAATTCTTCATTCCATATCGTTCTCCTCTCGATAATCGAATTCATAGATACTTTCCAGACTTCTTTATGAAAGTCCAAGAAAGTAATGGACGTACTAAAGGATATGTAATTGAAGTTAAACCAAAAAGGCAAACAATGCCTCCTACCAAATCATCCAAAAAAAGACAGAAGACTTATATTAATGAGGTGAAAACATATACTATAAATGAAGCAAAATGGAAAGCTGCTAAAGAATTTTGTGCTGATAGATCATTAGAATTTAGAATTATAACAGAGGAAGAACTATTCTAATGGAAAACACTTTTACAGGTAAAATTGATTATAGAGAAAGTACTTCTAATAGAATAGAAAATATATATGATGAAGTAATGAATACTTTTGATGCTGATGATAGAATGCTTCTTATAACAGAAACACTTACTGAAACTGAAGTAGTTCCAGATGTAGGTGCTGCATATACCTTTGTCTATATGGCAAAAACTCCCGATATTGTCTATGACCAATTTCCCTTAATTATTTGTGTAGGATTAGAAAAATGGGGATTCAAAGGATATAATGTTCATTGGGGTAATGTAAGAAATTATACGTGGCAAGAAGTAGTTGGATATTTACATTTAGTATACCCAGAAGAGTTTGAAATATTAACAACTATTCCCTATGCTAAAATAGTTAATAAATAAATATAACATCTTACTAGTATATAACGTTGGCACAAGGCGATCCGCAAGGTTGGGAACTAGTTTCAGGAAAAACTATAGAGTATACCGCAACTTATAAAGGTTATACTCAAAGTATTCCATATGGAACGGGAACAGATAAAGGCACCACGACAAAAATATCCGAATTAAAAGTTACTACAAATAGAATAACAGGTGAATTTAAAATATATGCAAATAATGAAAATGCTGTAGAAACATTAGTATATACCTTTAATGCTGATACTGGTCCAACAATATCAGACTCTACACTCTATAATCAATTCTTTTTAGGTAATAGGCAAGTAGATAAATTAAATCTAGCATCAAAAAAAGCAACACTTCAATTGGCAACTAATAATTCATCTTCAATAGAGGAATTGAATGAGCTCAGACTTTTAGAGAAAAAAACCTATTATAAATCATTGGGAAATTATCTACCTAATGATGGTTCAAAAGTTCATTATAGTGATCCAAAACCAAAATATGGATATGGAAGTAGTATTCCAAAATTTAAATCTAAAGGTGATTTGTTCTATCCTCTAAACCGTCGTGAAGATCAAGATTATATTCAGTTTACAACTTTAAAAAGAACAGGAAAGAGATATACTGAAGATGGAAGATGCACTCTTCCAATTCAAGGAGCAATAAATGATGCCAACACAGTTGATTGGGGTGAAGACACAATAAACTTCTTAGAAATGGCAGCAGCAAGAGGTGTTACAGGTGCACTTTCTGGTAAAATGGATGAATTAGAAGCACAAGCTAAACAGGCTCTAGATGATGTTGAGGGAGTTGATAAAGATGTTATAGCATCTCAGTTAGCACAAATGATGCTAGGTAAAGGTGTAGTAGCAAGGGATACTGGACAAGTAATTAACCCTAATTTAGAACTTCTATTTAAAGGACCACGATTAAGACCTTTTCAGTTTAACTTTGTATTATCACCTAGAAGTGCTAAAGAAGCAAGAGTAGTAAAAGAAATTATTCAATTCTTTAAAGAAAAATCAGCAGTTAGAAGAGCAAATACTAAAGCATTCTTAATGCAACCAAATGCATGGAAAATAGAATACATTCATAATGGTGGTTTACATCAAAGTTTAAATAGAATTAAAATGTGTGCAATGCAGTCTGTAACAACTAACTACACTCCTGCAGGAACATATTCAACATATAATGATGCAGAAGCAACCATGACCCAATACTCTGTAGCACTAACACTTCAAGAAATTGTACCAATATATCAAGATGATTATGAAGGTTCACATGGAATAGGATACTAAAATGTCAATTACATACTTTCAACAACTACCAAATTTTGAATATAACAGTAGATTACCAGGAGAAAAATCCATTGGCGATTATACTACTGTTAAAAACTTCTTCAGAAGAATAAAATTATCAGACAATACATTTGCACAAACAGCAATGTTTGCTAAATTTGATATCGTAGGTGATCAAAGACCTGATAATGTAGCATACGAAGTATATGAAGACCCTTCTTTAGACTGGTTAGTATTAGCAGCAAATAATATTCTTAATGTTTATAGTGAATGGCCTCTTACACAACAAGATTTTCATAATTATTTGATGGACAAATACGGTTCACATGAAGAAATTTATGCTGTAAAAGAATATAGAACCCAAAGAGTAACAGATTCATTAGGTAAAATTATTCTAATGGAAGGTAAAGTAGTTCCTAAAAACTTTAGCATCACTTTCTATGATTCGGGAAGAAAAACAGAAGAAACAAGAACCACCATTACTGATGAATATTCAAATTATGATTATGAACAATCTCTACAAAATGATAAAAGAACTATTTTCATAGTAAAACCTCAATATCTTCAAGTTATATTTGATGAAATAGAAAATGAAATTCCATATAAAGAAGGTGGAACCCAGTATGTGAGTCCCACCTTGAAAAAAGCAGAGGATATTCGATTATACGGTAGTTATTAACTATCTGCTAGTTTTTGAAAATAACTAAGAGCATCATCTTCATCACTAACTGATGTTGATGGGGTTGCTACTGCTGCAGCAACAGTTTCTTCTGCTCTACGAGATTTAAAGTCGGGTTTATAAGAACCACGACCTTCACTCTCATCCTCCAATTCATCATCGATAACACTAGGAGCACTAGACTTCTGACCTAGAACGGTCTTAAGACGATTAGTTAATTGCTCATATGTTTTAAACTTATCACCAGCAACAATATCAGTCAGAGAATGCTCTTTCTTCCAAAGTGCTTCTAATGCATCATCATCATCTAACAAAGGTGATACCTTATCAAATTCAGACTTATCATAATTCCAGAAACCATCTTTTTTAACTATCTTCAACTTAAAGTTAGCACCTGCCCAGAAATCAAAAGGATTGATTGGTGTTTCATCCTCAAACTCTGGTTGCATTGCTTCCATAACCTTGTCAAAGATTTTCTTACCATACTTATAAAGAAATACACCACCCTCGTTATGAGGATTAAGAGTATCCTTTACGACATAGATATTCGAATAAAAACTTAACTTACGTTTTTGTCTACGAACAGTATCCTTATCTGCATCATTACCACTATTCCACAATTCACGATTATACTCAGAAAGTGGATCTTTCTCTCCAAGAGTGGTCAAGGAGTTTTCAATATACCATCCACCTGGACCTTGAAAGGCATGTGAATAGAGTTTTGCCCAAGGGAGATCTTCTCCATCAGGTGCAGGAAGGAATCGGATAACGGCATAACCGTTTCCAGTTTTATCTAGTTCTGGTTTCCACAGACGTTCATCTGCTTCATTACCAGTAGAATTCATTTTTTCTACTTCTCTAACCAACTTATTAGTAAGAGAACCAAGTGAAGATTGCTTCTTCAGACTTGCAAAAGACATTAAGATTACCTCGGATTTTTTAGATTTGGCTTTTGTGGGGGTGGGAGGTTGGATTCCTGTATTACCAACAAGAGGAGGGCATTACTACAGTTAGTAAGATTCGCCTCTGCCTGAGACCCGACTGGTAAGTCGATTCTCCTTTCGGAGCAGCACCACCTGTGTCTCATCACCTTATCCAGCTATATGCCAGAAAGATTATTCAGTCACTCCCGTGTCGAAACCGTCGTCTCAACAAATATAGTATATACCAGTACTATTTATATGTCAACCCTCTAATTCTGCTTCCATAACATCGACCATTTCTTGCATTTTACCAAAAACTACATTCATATCTACAGCATTAGGAAGTCCCATCATTGCTGCAGAATCTAAAATATGCTTCTGCATATCCTTTGCTTTAGGATCATCAGATAAACTCAATCTAGTGTACATTATTCTCTGTTTTTCTAATAATTCTCTTAAAAGGTGAATATGTTCTAATTTAGTCTTATCATCCATATGATAAAACGAAAAAGTATTTCCATAAACTTGTTCTTGGAGTCGAGTGATCTCATCCATCTCTTTTTTTATTAACTCGGAATCAAAAAAACTCATTTCTCTTCTACAACTACTTTCTTTAAAATTTTACGATACTTAAATATATCTATATTTAAGAAGGGTGAATATTTATCTATTTTTAATGAAATAAGTTCCCAAATAGGATCTTTTAATTTTTTATCAAAATCATTTTTATAAGAAACTATACAATTTAGAACAATTAAAGTTTCAAGAGATATGCTCTTTTTTAAGTATTCTTTTAAAATGATAGGATGTCTATTATCCTTTATTTCAAATAATTCATCAAATTTTCTATTTTCAATTAATTTCTCAACTTCTTCCTTAAAGAAATAAGAAAGAGATTGTACTCTTTTCTGCCAATCATGATATACTGATTCACCATTTTTTATTATATCACCAATCCATAAAGTTTGAGGATCTGTACAAGAAACAAAATTAGATACAAAAAAATCTACCACTTCCTTATCTTTCTTTTGCCTAGACAGTTTCTCAAAGAAATATCTATCCTTTCTATTATAAAATGCTCTTACAGTTGCTCTAGTCTTTCCAGCATACTTATGATAATCATATTTTTCCTTCGTAAAATGATTCTTTAACGAAAGATATGATGTATAGGCTTCAAATGGCATCATTATTTTCCTCAGCTTCAAATTCTGTAATAGCATCAACAGGAACTTCTGCTTTTCCTATACGATAATGTGGAACCATCTTACCACTTTTATAGCTAGAACGTTCACCGATATACTCAAGATCAGGCATAGTATAATCACGCAATATTGCCTGAAGTCTCCAATGTAATAATTCGTGTCTAGATGGCATAATATAAAAAAGTAATAGAGCAATTTTTTTGCCGAGTTTTTTTTCGCCCTTTTTTGGAATTAAATCGGCAATTTCGCACGGGAAGTTTTTTTTATGAAGTTAAGTTCAACTGCATTACACTTTAACTTCTCCTTCAATGGTTTACTAATGAGTTTAGATATTGATTCTATATCAATATTATTTTTCTCACAAAAAAATACAATGGCATCAATGTAATTCATATCAGAATTATGATGAACCAAATGCTCTATCTCTTGAGCAAATTTTGAAGGGCAATAGAATTTGTTTTCGATTACCTTATCAAGACTATTAGCTTTCTTCATACTGCTTAAGTTTTTGTTGGACAAATTCTGTAATATACTCTCCAAGGAGCTTAATGTATTTCCCCTTATTGTATTCTTCATAGACAACGCACTCTCCATTTTCACAAGACATAATGATTACTAATTTTTTAACTGGTATACCAGTTAATTCGTATAACATACAACCGTATGCCATACATTGAACAAAATAATGTTCTACCCATTTTCTGGGTTTAGGTTTCTTTGAAGTTTTAAAATCGATTATTGCTAATTCTCCCTTATATTCAGCAATACAATCAACTGTTCCAGCAACTCCCAAATTCTCACTGTAAAGAGATTTTTCAAGAGCATGAATGTTATCTATCTTATTTAATTCTGGTTTAGAAATTTTAAAAAGATATTCAGATAAAGGTTGGACTGGAGGGAGTTCTCTATCATAAAGATAACACTCGGTAAGGGTATGAGTATCAGTTCCACGACTAGTAGCTGCTTTTGTAACCCTGTTTGCTTCATCTTCACCAACTTTCTTACGCCAGTTTTCAAAAATCTTTCGATTATGAAAACTAGTTACCGAAGTAATAGAAACAAACTTTTTGTTTTCTGCACCTGGAATATCATAGTATCTTACTCCATCAATTGTCTTTCGAGTTAATGAAGGAAGATTCACATCAACATGATTAAAACTCATAAACCAATTTCCATTTTAGAAACAAGATATTCTTTAACCAATCCTGATCTAACAATATCATCAAGACCGAATTCAATTAGTTCAACAGAAGGCATCTGTCTTAAGACTTTCATGAAGTCATGAATCCCGTTTCTCTCATTTTGTTTAACAAGATCGGTTTGAGTAGCATCACCACAGAACATAATCTTGGTGTTTTCTCCTACTCTGGTTATTATACTATCAAGTTCGTGAAAATTCAAGTTTTGATATTCATCTACTATAATAATAGCATTATCAAAGGTAGTTCCTCGAATAAATGAAGTGCTCCAAAAACTTATAGTCTCCTGAGATTTTAAGTTACCATATAGCATCTCAAAATCTGCATCAGATGGCATCTGAAACATATACTTCACCATATTCTTATAAGGAATTTGATAAAGAAAAGACTTATCTTCATGATCACCAGGAAGAAACCCAATCTCACGAGTACTAACAAGAGATCTTACAATATAGATTTTCTCGTAAGGACTTCTTTGATCTAGTACATCTGCCAATGCATTGTAAAGTGTGATAAAAGTTTTACCTGTACCAGCAGCACCATATGCGACTATGTTCTTTGCATTTCCATATGCATCGAATAGTCGTTTCTGATTATCAGTTAAAGGTTCAATGTCTAAAAGATAATCAGAATTAATAGGCTTTTTTCTTTTCATTTGCTTGGCAGTTAGACCAACACCAATAGGTTGATCCGATGATCTTTTCTTTCTTGGCATAAAAATTAAGTGGGGATAGTTCTTACTTTGGCACCTGGAGCCTGAGATGCTTTATGAAGTACTTCATTCCATCCAGGATGTTTCTTAACTAATTTATCAAGACTCTCTCCAACTTCTCCAACTCCAGCAACCCCCTCCATCCAATCTTTATCCCAATCAGGATTCTCCTTTTTCCACTCATCATATGCCACCATTGACATAGAGAGTACCTTTTTTTCTTTAGTTTTCAAATTAATTACAGGATATGTAGGCATACAATTTTTAATAATGTGTAGTTTTATTTATTAAACAAAGTTAAAAGCAATGTTCCATCGACCAGGAGCATTAGATGTAGTAGTAGAATGATGTAGTTCAGAACCATCAAAAAAGATCATTCGGTTTGCTACACTGTCTATCTTATCACCATTTTCAAATCCTGTATACCCATTACATGTATTCAAGCAAAATATACCAGCAATATGATTAAAATTAAAATCAGTATGCAGTTTATGCTCCTGAACTTTTGAGGTATGAGGAAAGAAATTTATTCTAGCTCTAATAAGGGATCTAAAGACATCCATACTCTCAAATTTAGGAATAAAAGTTTTTCGTAATGGTTGAAAAATATCACTCATCGGAGTATCAAATTCATAAACAGAATGAACTCCAAAATAATTCCAATTGGGTAAGGTATCTTCTTCCTCAATTAAATGTTGATTATTATTTTTATCAACTATATTAACACTATCACCAGTTAACTCTGTTCCAGAAACAACATTAGTAAGTAACATAGGACATCGAGTACTCCACATCAGAGTATCTTGTACTTTTTTAAATTCATCTAGAGGAAGAAAGTTATCAATATAGTTTGCTTCCATTATAACTTAATCCATCGAGGATTATTTAAAGTCCACTCTACAACTTCTGCAACTCTTGTTCTAACATCCTTTGCAGGAGTCCATCCCAACTGTTTCATCTTCTCACCTGATAATGCATAACGTAGGTCATGTCCAGGACGTGATGAATGGAAATCAACCATTTCATATATCAATTCTTTACCTTGTGTTTCTGAAATAATTTTTGCTAACTCAAGGTTATTTAATTCCTCTGCACCTACAATATTAAACTTAGGACACTTTGCCCCACCCCAAGTAGGTTCATTAGAAATATTATTATTCAACAAGAATAAAATTGCATTGGAAACATCCTCTGCATGAATGTAATGACGAGAACCAGGAATAGTTTTAGTCTTATCACTATGAATAGTAATAGGTTCTCCATCTCTTACCTTCTTAATGCACATAGGAATAAACTTCTCTGGATGCTGACGCTGACCAAAGACATTCATTGTATGAGTAATATATACAGGAAGACCATATGTATTTTCAAATGCTACTGCTAACTCCTCTGCTCCTGCTTTAGTTGCACTGTAAGGATTAGTAGAATTATATCTATCATTCTCTTTATATTTAATTCCATCAGGAGCAGGACCAAATACTTCATCGGTACTGAAGTAAATAAATCTCTCTAGATTATCTAAATCTTTTGCATAGTCTAAGATAGTAGCAGTTCCTACCACATTATCCATCACAAATTCCATTGGATAATCTATACTTCTATCCACATGAGAACCTGCTGCAAGATGTAAAACATAATCTACATTACCAATCTCACTTCTAACTAATGGATTTAGTTCTGCCTTCAGATCATGATGAACTATCTTCAAACGTTTCCTCACTTCAGGATCAAACGTTAACATAATATCATGAAGACGATTAAGATTACCACTGTAATCTAATCTATCTAGACTAATAATTTCCCAATCAGTAGTCTTTAATATCTGTCCGATTAAATGATGGGCAATAAAACCTGCTCCACCTGTGATTAATACTCTTTTCATATCAGTTCCAATGTAATGCTTGTGAAATAATAGGGAAATTTTGGCAGAAAATATCTCTTACTCCTTCAGCAATTTCCATATGTTCTTTCTGCGTTCCGTGTGCAGAACGTAAATCAATATAATGAATCCACGATCTTACAGAACCATTCATATAGATTCTAGTTGGTGTTGCTAAAGGTAATACCATTCTAGCACATTCTTTTGCTACGCCAACCTCTAACATTTCATTGTAAAGATCTTGAGCAGACTCAAATAACTTTTGAGTCTTTAATTCTAAATCTTGCTTAACAAATTCATCTAAATCATCAGTAGAATTCTGACGATTCTTTAAATCTTGCTTACGTAATGCTGGAAAGTGTATCTTTTCTTCTATCAATTTAGTGTCTGCATATCTCTGACTAAATTCTTGGAAAGTAAAAGATCTATGACGTAATATTTGAGCAGCAATAGCACGAGTAGTTTCAATCTCTACAACCATGTTGGCCATTTCAAATATAGACCAATGATTATGCTTAATACAATACTCTAATAACTTATCAATTTTTTCATTGTCCTGATTCTTTGGGTTAGAGACTCTTGCACAGTATGCAATCATCTTTTCTGCATCGGGTGTTACATTAACTAGTTTGATTTGTTGACTCATGATTTAATTTTTTAGTTCGCTTTCTGAATAGTTTAGCATACCTCACTTCCTCTTTACTATAAAGTTCAGGATTTTTCTTTGCTCTTTTAATAATTCTCTTTGCCAATTTTCTATCACTTGGTTGTTTTTTCATTAAAACCCTAGGTTAACTTCTAATGAGACGAAAGACTATTTATAATGTCTGTCAACACCCAACATCCTCATAAGATTCATCAAAATCTAAAGGAAGAGAAGAAAAAGTAGGTACCTCATCATCTTTAGGAGGTTCAGTACAAGATTTGATATCAGAATAAATTTCCGATTCTAATTCCTCCACAATCTCCTTAAGAGCCATTACTAAAACTTTCAATTTACCTTTATTCATTTAGGTACCAGGTGCTTTAAAATATTTGTCTATAACTTCTACTTGATCATGATAACGAGCAATCTTATCCAATTCTACTTGTATTGCTTCTGTAATATCTGAGTGCTCACCAATACCAGCAGGATGTTCTAGGTAAACATTAACGTTTGCTCTATGCTTTGCAATTTCACCTTGTGCATGTGCTTTAACGGCAGCTAATAATTGTTCTCTCATGTGTAACATTCTATTACTCTCCTAATTATAGTATAAAAAAAGAGGGGTGTAAAGTACCCCTCTATTTCCATCTCGAACAATTTTATTTATCAAGCAACTGCATTAGCAAGTTTCTTGATAAACTTATGTCCTCTATATGTTAGAACAACTTCGCCCTTTTGTGTAGGACGACGTGTATCAGTGTCATAAACGACACCTCGGTAAGTGACTTTTGCCATTGGCTTTCTCCAAAGTAGTAGGGATTTTTGCCCCGTTCCTTCAGTCGGCTTTTGCGTCCCAACATTCTTCACTCTCCTCCTTAACGATCTGAATCATTTCAGTTCGTACCTCCTTTTCAACCTTATAAGTTCTCATCTTATCGACAAGATTATAAGCCTCAGGGCAGGTTAAAGAAGCAGCAATAAGAATTGATTGTAAATGAATCATGGGATGAACGATCCGTTCCGAGTCGGCTTACTTGCGACCCCCAACGGGGGTTGAACGTTGTGTTAATATTAACACAGTTATACTATATATGCAAGTAATTTTGTATTATGTGATACATTTTTTAATATTGCCAATTGTCCAAGACTTTAATCCATGTCCATATATTCTTAAATGTATATCAGTTTCGACTTCTTGAGGAACTACTAAGCAATATCCAATACCTAAATTAAATACTCTCTTCATTTCTTCTTCTGGTATTTCACCTGCTAACATAACCTTACTAAAAATTTTTGGCATATTCCATGAATTATAATCAACTATTGCTTCCAATCCATAAGGAATACATCTAGGAAGATTACCTACAATACCACCACCAGTAATATGAGACATACCAAGAATAGGAAACTCATCTAATAAATCCTCTACAAGAGGAGCATAGATTGTTGTAGGAGTAAGAAGTTCTGGAGTAGGACTTGGATCAATTGCATCATCATAACCTTTCCTATAGAAAATCTTATGCCTCCATAACATATCATTAATCAAACTATATCCATTACTATGAAGTCCACTGCTCTCTATACCAATAATAACATCACCTTCTTTAATTAAACTTCCATCTATTATTTCACTCTCTTCTACAATACCAGTACAGAATCCAGCAAGATCAATATCTTGAGCAAACCTACCATGTTCAGCAGTCTCTCCACCTATAAGTTCTACACCTGCAATCTCACATCCCTTGAGTATGCCAACCATAAGATCAGCAATTCTATCATCTATCTTCTTACAAGAAACATAATCTAAAAAGTATAATGGTTTTGCACCACATGTAATCACATCATTAACACACATAGCAACTAGATCTATACCAATAGTAGTATAGTCTCTAGAAACATGACAAATATTAATTTTAGTACCTACACCATCAGTACCAGAAACTAATATAGGTTTCTCATACCCATCAGGTACCTTAAACAAACCACCAAAACCACCAATACCAGGTGCTTTCTCTTTGAGTCTTTCTACAAAAGCATTACCTGCTTCTATATCAACTCCAGAATCTTTATAATTCATTTCCTTCTAACTTATAAGGACACAGTAATGAATTACGCAAATCTTTAGCATGATTATTATGCTCACATAATTTATTCATCCATATCCTTTCTTCTAATTCAACTTCACCATCAGTGGATATCATTCGACAACAAATATCTACCAAGTGATTTCTATAATGTGTACTTAAGGGCATTTTATTCTTTATGTTGTATGTTATATTCAATAATGACTTTATCACTAGTTCTTCCTCTAGAATCTAATGTAGAAGTCTTATGAAATTCACCACCCATTTGTTGAGCAATGTCTTTTAAATTTTCAATAAATTCTGATTGAGTTTTCATGGGTCTCCATAATCTTTAAGAAGTTTATCAACGAAATCATCATCACCACCATCAAGCATTTTGAGTTCATGAATAGAAGATTTCATATACTTTTTAATCCTTTTATACTCTTTGACTAATTTATCTACTTCCCTGTTAGGAATATTAACTTTTAATTTTTCATCTTCCTTCTCAGCAAATCCACTAAATCCTTTTCCTTTACCTTTATCCTTCTGTTCTACATAATCATTAATATTTCCTTGAATTTCATCCTTAATAATCTCATTTATCTGTGATCTAAGTATGTCATCATTCACGACTTTTTCCTCCTTCCTTTTCTGGGAGGAGTGGCATTCTTATATCCCCACTGAGCAGGATTCAATACCCCCTTTCCATAATCAATTTTTTGAACTGAACCTTTCCCATACTTGTCATAATAATAATCAAATACATTAACCATCTTATAAGAACGGGTAACATCCAAATGTTGTTTCCCTTCTACTACATACCACACATTAAAGGCATCACTAGGAAGCTTATTATCATCTGCTTTCTCTACTGTTGTCTTCTCTAAAATTACTTCACATGAATAATCTGAAGGATCTAATTTAATTTCCTCCTCCATTTCTTCCTTCTTTTTCTCTGTAATAGGAGTAGTGGTAGTCATGAACGACCACCCCATTCTATATCAGGATATGCTTGTTTCACTATATCATGGGTAATTCTATACTTACTTTCTAAATTACCATCCTTAACCAAACATAAAATTTCTGCTTCTTTTGGATGAAGAACTTCAAGAATTTGAATAAACATAGTTTCTCTACGAATCTTAGAGAGACTATCGTTTCCACCCTTTACAAAGTTATAAAGCTGATTCCATTCTTTCCGAAGAGAAGTATGATCAGTTCCTACAGGAACTTCATTCTTTTTATAAGGAACTTCTCCTTCAGGAACTAAAGAAATAACAGTATCATCAAAGTTCCAAATCATTAATGACTTTATAGAATCATCAGCATATTCTTTGAGAACTTCTACTCTTTTATCTTTAGATCTTTGCTTACTTGCCAGTTCTAATATCTCAAAGATAAAAGGATTAGGTGGCAATTTTTCAATTGGTTTAGGAGTAGTGGTCTTTCTACTCTTCGTTGCCTTCTTCGTTTTCGGTGTCTGTGTCATGGTCATTTTCAAAACGTACTGCTAAAATTTCATCAGGAACTACATTCCCATTTGCATCAAACATTTCTGGATGAGTTGTAAAAGTTGTGTAAGTAGTTTGATAAGATTGCTCTTTTGCTAACCATCCTATCACACCTCCCACAAAAAGAAAAATTACGGAAATTAATGTTGAAAAAGTCAAGGTTATTGCTGTCATTTCCATTTTCCATCCTCCTAGATGCTTTTTTTGATGTCTAAACTAATTTCAAAATGGAAATGAATTTCTCTATTCCAAAGAGAAATCATATTCCCAAACATTATATGGAATGTTTTTGGTTTTTGTAGTGTTTTCCTCCTTTTATTTCTAAGTAATAATTCCACTCCTCTATTTACTTGAGGAGGTTTGCTTTTATTTAGTGAGTTTTCTTCACTTTTTTCCATATGCTAAACAAGATTATTTTCTTGTAGATACTTAACAGTATCTGTACATCCTCCCAATTTTTTACCATTCATAATAATCTGAGGGAAGGTAGAACCCTTTCCAAACTCAGTATAAAATTGTTCTCTGGTAAACTGTTGATCGAGACTGTATACAACGAATCGTTGTTTCGATAATTTTAGCACCTCTACAATCTTTTCGCAATAAGGACATCCTTTTCTCGAATAGACGGCAAAATTCATTACTCTTCTGTTAGTAAATTGGGTTCTTCGTCTAAACTATTTAAAGCTTCTAAAGCACCTCTTACTCTTTGCAGTTGGAGTGTTTTTGTATTAAGATCATTTCTTAATTGTTCAATCTCACTAGAAAACGATTGGTCTTTTGCCTCCAATTGACTAATCAAATCTTCCTTTTTCATTCTCTTCCCTCATTAAAATAGTAGAAACTTTTTAATAGTATAACGTATTATATATCAAAAGTCAAAATCCCCCCACACGAATGTGAGAGGATTAAAACTACATTAATATTCAGTTTTTTGGGGTCATACTCCATGCACCTAGTGCAGCACCACCAACGGCAGCGACTATTAGTAGGATTTCCATTATCCTACAGCAGGAGCAACCAATGCTACTTCAGTAGTCTCAGCAGCAGCCAAGTCTAGAGGGAAGTTGTGGGCGTTTCTTTCGTGCATTACCTCCATTCCGAGGTTTGCTCTGTTAAGAACGTCTGCCCACGTTGGAACAACCTTACCATTAGCATCTAAGATACTTTGGTTGAAGTTAAATCCATTGAGGTTGAATGCCATTGTGGATATACCCATAGAGGTTAACCACACACAAACAACAGGGAAGACTGCTAGGAAGAAGTGAAGTGAACGAGAGTTGTTGAACGATGCATACTGGAAGATAAGTCTACCGAAGTATCCATGAGCAGCAACAATGTTATAAGTCTCTTCAGCTTGACCAAACTTATAACCATAGTTCTGTGACTCGTTATCTGTTGTCTCTCTGATTAGAGAAGATGTAACGAGTGATCCGTGCATAGCACTGAATAGTGATCCACCAAACATACCTATTACACCTGCCATATGGAATGGGTGCATAAGAATGTTATGTTCTGCTTGGAATACGAACATGAAGTTGAACGTACCTGATATACCTAATGGCATTCCGTCAGAGAATGAGCCCTGTCCGAAAGGATAGATTAGGAATATAGCAAAAGCAGCAGATACTGGTGCTGAATAAGCAACACAGATCCAAGGACGCATACCTAAACGGTATGATAACTCCCATTGGCGACCCATGTAGGCACAGATACCAATAAGGAAGTGCATTACTACCAACTGATATGGACCTCCATTGTACAACCACTCATCAAGAGTAGCAGCTTCCCAGATGGGATAGAAGTGCATACCGATTGCGTTGCTTGAAGGAACAACAGCACCAGAAATGATGTTGTTTCCATACATTAAAGAACCAGCAACAGGTTCTCTGATTCCGTCGATATCGACAGGAGGAGCAGCAATAAACGCTATGATGAAACAAGTAGCTGCAGTTAGTAG